AAAATTTCACAAAATTAATACAAAAAACAGTTCCTTTAACCTATTATTCATTATTGGAACATAAATTATCTATATGATAAAAAAATCGTACAACAGAATTCTAGAAATTTCAGACGATCACAAACAGATTACTTTACCTGATTCAAGGTACTACAGACGTAATGGCGAGTTTTACCCATCGATTACATATGTTTTAAACTGTTATCCAAAAGGTAAATATTTTCAAGATTGGTTGAAAAAAGTAGGACACAGTGCTGACTGGATTGTTAAGAAAGCATCTGAAGAAGGTACTCAAGTACACGAAATGATTGAAGAGTATTTTACAGGTAAAGAGTTAACGTATCTAAATAAAGATGGTTATCCTAAAATGAACCCACTAGTATGGCAAATGTTTTTAAGATTTGTTGACTTTTGGGAAACTCATAAACCAACATTAATTGAAACCGAAGTACATTTATTTAGTGAAAAATTAAAAGTAGCAGGTACTTGTGATTTAATATGTGAGATTGATGGTGAATTGTGGGTTATAGATTTTAAAACATCTAACCATTTACAAACTACCTATGATTTACAGGGAGCAGCTTATGCTCAATGTTATGAAGAATGTTATGGTAAAAAAGCAGCCCGTGTAGGTGTATTATGGTTAAAATCTAAATCTAGAGGCGCTGATAAAACCGGTGCTAGATATAAAGGTAAAAATTGGGAAGTATATGAGTCACCAAGAACTCAAGAACAAAATATAGAAATTTACAAATCAGTAAAAAGTATATTTGACATAGAGAACCCTAAACACAAACCTGCGACATCTTCATTCAAAACTACAGTAAAAAGAATCGCATAACTTCAAAAGACTCCCGCGAAGAAATTTGGCTCCGCGGGATATCTTTCGTATATTTACAGGGTAAATGAGGCGCGAAGCCACATTGTAATTTAAAAATAAAGGTTATATGTTAAATTTAAACGAAGTGTTAGAATTCATTAAAAATTCAAATTTAGAAGAATTTACTAAAATTAGATTTGCTACAGATGTTAGAAGATCAGAGCTTAGACATGATGCTAAAGAATCATTTAAAGTTGGTGATATAGTAGGTATTGATCATAAAAAGGTTAATCCAAAAGATACATTTACTATTATTAAAATTAACAGTAAAATGATTAAAGTAGAAAAGACTAATGTTGGTAATGGAAGAGTAGGAGCACAAATGAGAGTTTCACCAAGTTTATTAGTTAAAAAGTAATTCAACAGTAATGCACAGGAAACTAGGCTACCGCATAGAGGGTTCGTATATTTACGGTATAATAATTAATTAAAACACAAAAAGGTTATGTTAGATTTAAACGCAAGTAAATTTTTAGGGAAAAAAGAGTTAAGTGAAATGGCTCCAAGTATTTTCACAATGACACCATCTACAGAAGTGTCAGAAAAGTATACGCATATTCCAACTGAGCAAGTTATTGATGATATGGAGTTATTAGGTTGGAAGCCAGTTGATGCTAAGGAAGTTAAAGCAAGAACTAAAAATACTCAAGGTGTTCAAAAACACATGCTGGTATTTAGAAATGATGATGTTGTTATTAATGGTGAAGATGGAGATACAGTTTATCCTCAGATATTAATTACAAATTCACATGATGGTAAAAATGCATTTCAATTTACAGCAGGATTATTTAGAATGATTTGTGAAAATGGATTAGTTATAGCAACAGATGAGTTTGCAGATTTAAAAATGCGCCATATGGGTTATACGTTTGAAGATTTACAAGTATTAATTAGAGGTATGGTAGAGAAATTACCTTTAACAGTTGAATCAATGAATAAAATGAAAAAGGTTGAATTGGAGGAGGAGCAAATGTTTAATCTTGCCAAATCATTTCTTGATATCAGAGTAGAAGGTACGAAAAATACTTACAACAATCAAGCAATTCAAGACGTTTTATCAGTTCAACGTAAAAATGATGAAGGTAATATGCTTTGGGAAGTGTTTAATAGAATTCAAGAAAATATAATTGAAGGTAATTTTGAATATAAAACACCAAAAGGAAAAACACGTCAAGCTAGGGTTATTAAGAATTTTAAGCAAGATCAAGATGTAAATAAAAAAATGTTTAGTAAAGCTTTAGAATTAGTAGCATAATGAGAAAAATAATAAGTTTAATATCGATAATTTGCCTCTTTGCGTGTAGCAAGGAGGTAATGTTCGATTCATATCCATGTGTGGATGGGGATTGTAATGCGTTAATTCAACTAGATCCACTGGTTAGTCCCGGTTTATATTTGGATGGTAATGGTTACTGGAATATAGAATATAATGGTATAAATTATTTTACTATTGAAACACAATTAGATGAAGTAGTAGATGAATACATAGTTAATGGTATTCCTTTAGTTGAGGTAGGTTATGATTCAGATACGTGGGTAGCATTTGATTCCTTATCATTTACAGTACCAACTTATTCATATTTAGGATGGTTTACAGATGGTGAATTTAACAACCCAATCCCTGTAGGTGAACTAACTTATACCTTAACTGATATAGTTCAGCTTTCCCCACCCTTAAATATAGCAGGGTACCAAATACAGAAAAATTTTTGTTGGGAATGTCCATATGCAGAATCATTAATAGGTACTAAAACTAAATATAGTTATTATACAAGACAGCAAATATTTATGTACCCCAGGATGATAGGTGATACCGTTAAAGTATATGTTAAAGCTAGTTGGGGAGAAAAAAATGGAATTAGAGAAGAATTAGAAAAAGAATTTAAAATAATAATTAATTAATAAATAATAAACATGAAAAAAACATTAGAATTAACACCAGAACAAATGAAAGACAACCAAAAATCTGAATTAATCCAAGATTTAATGTCTGTAGAAACTGTATTAGAGGAGGTTTATAGATACCACCCAGAAAATCCAAAGAAAAAGGATGTTGTGGAGGAGTATAAAAACTTAAACAAGATGAAATCTGATATCGAAAAAGAATTGAATGACTTGGATGCCTAATTCATATTTATAATTAAATAACATGATAGACAAAGACAAAATTTTTGGTTTATTTGATAGTGAAAACGAGGGTGACGGCAAGGTATTAATTAATGCCCCTGATTCTATATTAGAAGAGGGTTATGCTAAAATCGGTATGTTTACTAAATTAGTCCAAAATCATTTTGTTTTTCATGCTAAATTAAAAGCCTTTCTTCAAAAAGAAGACCCAAATTATGATAGTGATAATGCAAGAGAAAATGCTGAATTCGCAGTATATAATAGGGCTTTCTTCTATATTAGACAATTAGATTTAGAAAAAGAAAACCATTTAAGTGCTTTTATTGAATTTAAAAAGGAACCATTTATTAAAGCATTAAAGTCAAGTATTACATATTTTGAAAGTGTAGAAAAATACGAAAAGTGTGATTATTTACATAAATTAGAAAAATTAAAAAATAAAGTTTAAAATTATTAGGATGGGCAAAAAACTCCGCGTACATTAATATCACGGGTTTTGATAAAAAATGGGATGGGAAATAAAGGCGCAACAGGGATAAAGGGACAACAATTATAATATAAATAATAATAACACAAGTTATGAGAAATAGAGAGTATATTGAAAATAAGTTAGACAATGTTGAAAATTCTTTAATGAATTGTCATAGATTAGTCAACACACAAGCACCAGCATCAGAATACAAGGCAGCAATTAGTAAAACTATTGATTTAGTTCAAGAAGTAAGAAATGCGGTAGACAATGAACCTAGAACTGCTTCAGAAGTAGGGGGTAAGTAATAAATTAAAAAATAAAAGTTATGATATTAACAGCGGAGAAAATCCAATCTAATTGGGTTACATTTAACAATCACATTGAAACTCATATTACAGGAGATCGTAAACAGCAATTACTTGATTTTTATAAGAAATTTGAAGATCGTGTAATTTTAATGCCTGCGGCACATAAAAGAGAATACCATTCAGCCTTTCCAGGTGGTTATGTAGATCATGTTAATAGGGTTATTGAAGCATCACTTAAAATGTATGATGTTTGGGAACAATTTGGAATGGATATTACTACATTTACTGTAGAAGAACTTATATTTTCCGCTATTAACCATGACTTAGGTAAAATGGGCGATTCAGAACATGAAGCTTATATACCCCAAACAGATAATTGGAGAAGAGAAAAGTTAGGTGAAGAATATATGTTTAATAAAAAATTAGCATTTTCAGCCGTACCAGATCGTGGGTTATTTTTACTTCAAGAACATGGTATTAAATATTCTTTTAATGAAATGGTAGCTATTCAGACACATGATGGGTTATATGATTCAGCAAATGAAAAATACCTAAAGGGATTCATGCCAGAACAAAAACCTCGCACCTCTTTGCCATTTATTTTGCATCAAGCTGATATGATGGCCGCAAGGATTGAATTTGAAATTGAATGGCTTCCAAAGTTCTCTAAAAATAGCGTGGATGCGTCAAAGAAAAATTATACATTGTCGTCTAATAAAAGACCCTCCACTAAAAATAGAGCTTTAAATACAGTAAAGAGTGAAGGATTAAAAAATATGTTAGATAGTTTATAATATGACAACAATATCAATAATTTTAATAGCAGTACTAACAGTGTTAGTTTTAATTTTAGGATTTGCATGTTTCAATCTTTTAAAAAAGTATGAAAATGTAGAAGAGATTGTTAATCAATATGACACTTACATAACAGAATTCTCCGACGAGGTAACTCGAATCGAAAAACGCATTAAAGAAATAGATGCAAGAGGTTCATTCGAAGGAGATGATGAAATTGGTTGGTTTTTTAAACAAATAAAGGTAATTCAAAATCGTTTATCTAAGTTTAAAATTCAATAATGATCAAAAAAAGAAGGAAGAAGAGTAAAAATTATTTTACTCAAGATACGGAGGACGCTATAGTATTATACAATAATACAGAATGCTCTAAAATCAGATCCAAAATATATGAGCGCGAAATTCATTACGCGTTTTTTAAATTAACGGAAAATATTATTCATACGTTTAAATTTTATCATACGGAAGTAGATAATTTAGAACATCTACAACATGAAATAATAACCTTCTTATTATCCAAAATACATTTATTCGATCCAGGTAGAGGTGCTAAGGCATATTCTTATTTTGGTACTATTGTTAAGCGTTGGTTAATACTATATAATACTAAAAATTATAATAAAAAAGTTAAAAAAGTACCTGTTGATAACTTAATGAAAGAAGGATCAACCCATATCTACAACATGAAAGATATAGGTAAGGAAAAAGATGAATTAAGTGAGTATATAGAAATTTATGTTAAACATGTTACTAAAAACATATTTACATTATTTCCAAAAAAGAATGATGCTCAAATAGCAGATGCGATACTTGAATTATTTAGAAAAAGAGAGACCATAGAAGTATTTAATAAAAAAGCGCTTTACATATATATTCGTGAAATGGTAGATGTTAAAACTCCTAAGATTACTAAAATAGCAGACAAACTTTACGAAATATTTAGGTCGCAATATGTTTTCTATTTAGAAAATGGTTACACAAGATTCTAACTTCATTCTATACCAATATTTATAACCAAAAACATTATGGGTAAATTAGATAACATAATTTTTGGTAAGAAAAAATTCTCGGATATTTTAAGCGAGATTTACGACAATCAAAAAAAGAAAGAACAACAAATAACGGGTTTAATATCTGAATTAAAACCTCTCGTTTCGGATATTGGTGATGCTACTCTTATAGTACCATTAATAAAAGACTATTTAGAATTAGGAGTTCGCAACGATGAACAATTAATTAAAATGGCTACTATAATTCAACGTGCAGTTAACAATGATGAAGGAGATGGTTTAGGTATATCTGATGCTGAAAAAGAAGAATTAATGGCTGAATTAGAGAAGATAACTATCGAATCAAAAGAAGATGGGCTATAAAACAGGAATTGGTTTTTTTGACAGTATTATTAGTCAAAATTTAAGTAAAGATTTAAATGCAAATGATTTAAAAGATAAAATGTTATCCGCAAGGGTTACTAATATCAATTTAAATTCAAATTCATCTATATTTGCTACTGCAAATGAATTCCAGGGTATAGGTACTATACAATTTCAACCTATTGGGGGTCCTATTAATGAAAATGAATTAAATTCATCAGGTTTAAACTATGCAAAACCTTTATTCCCCCAAATTAAAAATTATCCTTTAGTTAATGAAGTTGTTTTACTTTTTAGATTACCTTCAAGAGAGGGTATAAGTGATATGTCTAATACAGAAGAATATTATTACTTAAATACTATAGGTATATGGAATCATCCCCACAATAATGCTTATCCTAATCCCTTAAACACTCCATCTCAAACTCCTACTACATCTAAAAATATATTTCAAATTATAGCGGGTAGCCCAAGTAAAACAACAGATGAGTCTACTGACTTAGATTTAAATGGAGGCAGTGGAGGAACTTTTATTGAAAGTTCATTAATTCACCCTATTATACCGTTTGCAGGAGATAATATTTTAGAAGGTAGGTTTGGTAATAGTATTAGATTAGGGAATACATCAAAAATAGAAGCTGAAGTAACTA